AGTCGCTCGACCCGCTTGTGAAGCAGGCCATCGAATACGCCTACACCCTCGGCAAATCAGAAGGCTACGTCTCTGGCGTAGAGGCGCTTGCCAAGGACGTACGATGAAATCGCCTTGGCCGCAGTTCATTGGCATCGCCCTTTTATTCTTACTGGCTGCCGCACTCGACCCGTGCGGTGACCGCGGTTGCTCACGACAGGAGACTATCAATGCCCATCGATAACGCACCGTGGGGGAACGACGATCAGAGCTGGTGGCACCAGCAGGAGATCGAGGCGCAGGAGCGTGACGAGCGGGAGCGCATCGCTGCCTGCGACCGGGCGCTTGCCGAGCTAAACGCAATAATCGAAACCGAACTCGACAAGATCTACAGGAGCCTGCCGTGAGCGAATTACTTAAGATCAACGTCAACGACCACATCGAAAAGAAGAACGGCCTCTCGTACCTGAGCTGGGCATGGGCTTGGGCCGAGGTGCTCAAGATCGACCCGACCGCTCGGTACACGGTTCACGAGTACGACGGGCTGCCGCTGGTCTATCTGAAAGACGGTAGCGCGATGGTCAAGGTTAGCGTCGAGATCAAGGGCGACATCAAGACTTGTCTGCTGCCGGTGCTCGATCATCGCAACAAGCCTATCGAGAACCCGAACAGCTTTGCGGTGAACACCTCGATCATGCGCTGCCTTGCCAAGTGCATCGCGATCCACGGCCTCGGCTTGTACGTCTATGGCGGCGAGGATCTGCCGGAAGCAGAGCGCGAGGAGATGGACGCTGAGATCGACGCCAAGCTCGCCGCGGCTACTAGCGTCGACGCACTAACCATCCTGTTCAAGTCGTTGCCGGAATCTACCCGGCAGAATTACATTGATAAGTTCGCAATCAGAAAGAAGGAGATTACCAATGCGTAAGATGATTATTGTTGCTCTCGCCCTCGGTTCCGTTGCCGCCAATGCTGGCGTCTTTGCGACCGCACATAACGATCCCAAGTTCGGAGGCAAGACGGTTCTGACTACCGACCCGTGCCTGCTGAAGATGGACTCCAATCAGTTCGGCACGAGCAAGGCCAATCTCGATGGACTACAGCGAGCCTTCTATTTCACCCGAGATGGTGAAACGAACGAGGGCTGCTGGAAACACGAATACGGCTCTGTCCTGCTGGTATGGCCGAGCGAGAACATCATGCGTCGCCGACCGATCGGCAACTTCGATCTGACCCAGCGAGGATGGGAATGATCTACTCCCATGCGGGTGCGCTCCCAGCGCATCAGTATGTTTGGGTGGAACCTAACGCCCTCGGCCAGCATGACTGGTTGCAGGGCGTCTGGTTCGGCCTGACTTGCTACCCGGGCCGCGCCTTCGGCTGCCATGTGATGCTCGAGTGCGGAGCGGTTTACCGTAACGTGCCGTTGCATCAGGTTGCGCACCGTAACACCGCGGCACCGTGGACTGCTGCCGATGCCCAAACATGGGACGCCTACGGCTACGAGTTCAGCATGATCGAGTACCCGTATCTCGCCGGCATGAACGGCAAAGCCAAGTGCAAGAGCGGTGAATATCAGGGACACTACCTGTTTACTTTGGTTCCGATCGGTGATGCGTTTAGCGCCACACCGACGCAATCCAAAGAGTTCTATTTCATGCAGCTCACCAACGGGCGATACACCGCCCAACCAACCAACCATGTCCTGCTCGAGGATCGCTCGTTCACGGACACCCTTACATGGCCGACGTTTCTGCGCCGGCAAACCGATTGGCATTCAGCGGAGGAATGATGGAACAGAGATCACCCGAATGGTACGCCGCCCGTCTCGGACTCGTGACCGGGAGCGCGATATCCAATGTCTTGATGGATAGCAGCAAGGCGGGATATCGCAACTATCAGGCGCAGCTCGTCTGCGAGCGCCTCACGGGAGAGCCTACGGAGACATATGTGAGCTCCGCGATGCAACACGGCATCGACACCGAGGATGAAGCGCGCGCCGCCTATATGGCTCGTAATGCGGTCATCGTCGATCAGACCGGATTCATCCGGCATCCGAAACTCGAGGCAGGCTGCTCACCCGATGGGCTCGTCGGTGAGGATGGACTCATCGAGATCAAGTGCGTACAGCCGGCGACCGCCTTGGACTTGCTCGAGTCGAAGAAAGTTCCGACCGACCATTACAACCAGATCCAATGGCAGCTCGCCGTCACCGGGCGAGACTGGTGCGATTACGTCGTATATCAGCCAAAGCTGCCGGAGCGCCTGCGTGTCAATGTGATCCGCGTAGTGCGAAATCAAGCCGACATTCTGAACATGACCGAGAAGGTCGAGAAGTTCCTCGAAGAAGTTCGACGCAAAACCAAAGCCCTAAAGGAGATGACCCTGTGAAGCAATTCGATAACACCAACCGCGGCCTGCTCGCCAAGAACGACCGCAAGCAGAGCGAGAACCAGCCGGACTATACCGGCAGCATCAATATCAACGGCGTCGAGTATTGGCTCAACGGCTGGCTCAAGACCGGGCAGAACGGAAGGCTGGCAGGCCAGAAATACTTCTCGCTGTCCGTCAAGCCAAAGGATGGCCTCGCGGAACCGCGACAGGTTCCGAAGCAGCAGCAAGTCGTCGAGACGTTTACCGATGACGAGATCGGAGATATCCCGTTTTGAAACGAGTATTCCCTCGCGGCACTCAACCAGACCAGATCGCGCAAGCGGTCTCGGTCTTGGTGCGAGGGCTAGATCCCAGCATCTCATGGCAAGTCACCATCGAGGCATTCAAGCCGAAACGATCCGACAGACAGAACGCATTCCTCTGGGGCGTCATATATCCATCTATCCTCGAGGGAGGCGGTGAGATGCTGCGAGGTTGGACAGCAGACGATCTGCACGAATACTTCCTGATCGAAGCATTCGGTTCCGAGATTATTGAAGGTTTTGGCCGTAAGCGACACAAGCCGATCCGCAGATCCAGCAAGCTCACCAAGCAGGAGTTCAGCGACCACCTTGCGTTGATCGAGGCCAAGTGCGCGGAGCTCGGCATTCACATACCAGAACCCGACTACGGAGAACACAAGTGAAAAAGACACAGCAAAAACAAGTCATTGCTTTTATTCGCCGCCGCGGCAGCATCACCGCAATGGATGCCATGCGCTTTGGATGCCTGCGCCTAGCCGCTCGTATCAGCGATCTGAAAGCAGAGGGATATCAGATCGCATCCAAGCTCGAGACGAAGCGCGGCAAGACTTACGCGCGGTACAGGCTGGCATGAACTGCCGCAGTTGCCGACACTCCAAGCATGACGGCAAGCAGTTATTCTGCACCGCTAATGATTGGCCGGCAGACTATCGCTGCAACCATTTCAGTTACGAACCCGGCACAGATGAGGTCGAGTATGACGATCGACAATCAAAGCCCAGCGGGAGCGTGGGCAGACGAGCTCAAGGCCGCACCGTGGGCGTACGGCCAAGAGCGTGACTGGCGAATCAATAACGCATTAGCAAACGTCAGGATGCGTGGCCTCTGGACGGAGGCCAGCACCCTAGCCAATGAGATCAATGCGCTGAAGGCAGAGATCGCTAGGCTTACGAAACCCGAACCTTGACGGCAGATCCGGTGCGGTACAAGTTCCCGACGGAAATACCGCCGGTAGCCGCCGCAGCGTCGTCAGCAAAGTCTTGCAGTAACGGCATCCAAATCTGCCGATCATTTCTAAAGCCAGCAATCACGTTGCCGTTGCTGTCGTAATAAATGCCAGCGTAATTGGATGAGGTCTGATCTGACCCGGCAACCGTCAATCGAACATTGGTCTGCACAGGGAATCCAATGCCAAAACGGTTGCTGGTGTCCTTAGCGATTCCGTTGGTGGTATCAGACCACAAGGTTGAGGCCGCGTTACCGGCTCGATATACCCGGTTCACCAACTGCACATTGGTTCCATCAGAGATGCCGCCCGGGGCGTAATCCATGATCGAAACAAGGTTAGTGCAGAGATCCGCATTGTCGTGGAACAAGCTCGGCGAAACGGTATTGCCGGAGGAGATAACTCTCTCCGTTGCACCGTAATACATCGTCGCCCCGTTAGGGTTGAAAATGTAATTTCCAGTAATGCTGATGCTCTTGTTAGAAATGCCGCCAGCAAAGAAGTTAAACTCTGGCGAGTAATTTGACTCAAGATGACAATTCGTCAATGCGAATCCGCTAGCGCCTGTTATATCGACAACGCTAGATTGAATTCCTTCAATAACGCAACTGGTAAAGCTCAATCCATTGGTGCCGCGAACAGCATCGATGCAGCGAACAATCGTGAAACCGTTTTCAATAATGCAATGCGTGAACTTAATATCATAAGAACCCGCGACATTGATAAAGTTAGACGGGTTATTTCGGATGTTGCAATTTAAGAAATACATGGTCTGCGCGTAAATCGTCGAGATCATGCAGCGGATTAAGAAGAACAAACAATTCTGGAACTTGATGCGCAAGAAATTTTCAGACAGCACATAACTGCTGTTGAATACGCTGGACGATTCAAATCGCAGATTCTCAAACGTAATGAACTCGGACTGCGGCGCAGTCGTATACGGCAGCGTCGAGGTAAAGATGGTCACGTTACCAGCCGTAAAGAATCCAGCGTCTGGGCCTTCGCCGAGGATGATGAATTCGTCGCTGTTGTTATCAACCAATCGATTGATGACAAGCGATGTCACGATCTTGCACTTGCCCGGGATAACTAACGTCGGCCAGTTATTTGCAGCGCAGTAGTTAAGAGCCAACTGCACGGCAGCAGAATCATCGACAGACCCATCGCAAACCGCGCCGAAATCCTTAACGCTGACCCGCTCTCTCAAGCGGCTGCGAACGTCACGAATAACAGCGCCAGTACCAGCTTGCAAGAATGAAACATCAACAGAGTCATAAGGGGTTGCAGGGCCAGCCGCAATCGATACGTTGCCAGATCCATCAAACCCAAGATACTTCCCAGCTCTGACAGAAGAAGATGGAAGCGTCGTCGCCAGAGATGCACTATCAGACACCGGGAACTTAATGGCACGATCAACAGACTCGTCGATCTGCTGCGTGATCATCGTGAGCTTATCGACAGTCTGCTCGAGTGTCTCTGCCGGCAGCCGATCGTTAGGCTGAAGATCCGTCTCCTGCGTCAACGGGACGTTGCGCGAGATGACTAATGTTGCGCCAGAAGCAGGAGCAACTGTCATCGTGACGGTTCCGCCAGTTAGGACGCCTGCACCTGTGACGGTGTAATTGGTTCCAAGCACTTGCGTCGTTTCAACTCCAGCAGACGAGCGCAGCACCACCAAGAGCTGACTGTTCGCAAGGAAGTAAAACGGAACAGCAAAGGCGACTGTGACGCCGTTGCCGGAATAGCTGACTCGAGATGTCGATGATGAAACGGTCATGTTTTAACTCCCAATTCCAGCAAGCACTTCTTGCTGCGCCTGATTGAAATCCTCTACTTCATCCATGATCTCGGGGAATTCTTCCAAGATCTGCTGTTTAGCCAATCGTCGATAGTCAGTAATGATGGCATCAATCATCTCTGACTTGGTGCCGTCTGCTCCGTCTGTACCTTGGTTGTAGATATCCGATAGATAGTGCTCTCCGCTGACAACTTGATTTAGCAAGTCTTTCGCGCCAACACCATACTCTGGATGCTGCAACTCGTTACCGGCCAATTCCACATATCGGCTGTATGCGCCCGGGTAATTATTCAGATCAATGTTGACGCCAAGGAAACTCGTCTTTTTACCCGGCATTCCAACGCTCTTTTCCAAGCGCAACAACTCGGCATCGATTGGCTCAGGGTTGTCCTTCTTGCTATAGATCGGACTGAATACGTCATATGCCCAGCCGAGGCCAGATTGATACTTCATCGGGCGACCCCACAAATCCCGACGCAACGGAAGTTCATCCGACAAGCCGGGAGTTCTGCGTTTAATCGCATCGATCATATTGAAAGTTTCTCGAGCATACGGATCGACCGCTCGAGTTACCTCGCCCACAACGGCAGGCACAACAGAACCGACAAGGCGCTGCACGAAAGATTCCGTGTATCGCTTCGGATCAGAGATCGCCTCAAAGAGATCAGCCAAGCCAGAGAGATAGGTCTTGCTCATCACCGTTGCGCTGATTGATGCAGCCGCAGCCACCGCAGTTTCGGTGACGCTCTCTGTCGCATCCTCATCGTCAGAGTTAGCAAGGATTTCCACCATCTCTCCAGCCAATCCGAGCAGAGAGCCAATCGGATCAAGACGGTTGTATGCATACCAGCGACCGCCAACCTTGACGCTGTACGGCTGCCAGCCGGTGCGCTCAAGGGCTTGACGCTCTCGCGTATCCTTCGGGCCGCTACCACTAATCACGCCGGACATTGCCATATCGGCGGCAACCATCATCAATGCGCTGCCGGTTGCAATGCGAGCCAAAGCCATCTCTTGACGGACACCGCCAGCAGAGATGTCTGCGCGAACTTGCGACATGAGCGGAGCCAGCGGAGTGCGCTCAAACGTATATTTAAGAATGTTCGCTGGGGTACGCACGAACGGCAGAATCACTTTCAACGCCGGATAGGTATACGTCAGCGACGAAAGCGACTGTGCTAATTTGCCGGGCGAGTTGGTGAAGGTCTGATATAGCGCCTGATCGACAGCAGACATACGCAGATTCTCTGGCGGGTTCTCCAGAAGATCGGCGATGCGACCCTTCATGTCCTCGGCCTTGACCAGTCCAGCATGAACCTCACTTGCAGCCTGCCGCAAGGCTTGGGCATTGAGTTCCATACGGTAGCCGATGGTCTTAAAGAACTCATCTTCCGCTGCCAGAGCCTTGCCCGGTAGACGAATGATGTTGCCGATCGTATCTACAGACCGACCCACAAACGTCTCGCTGCTTAAGTTGAATGCGTCAGACGTAATGGCGGCAGTCTGCGGCAGTTCGATCTTGCCCATCCCCATGCCGGTCTCGCCTGTCTTGGCTGCTTTGGCTGCATATCGCAGAGCATCTTTCCAGCTCTGCGTCAGGCCAAACCATTGCGCCATCGCCTCGCCAGACTGAACGCCGCCGTTGTTGCCAAGGATTTGCGAGATCACAGAGGCAACCTTGCGCTCGTACATCTGCATGAAAATGACAGACGTATTCGACATAACGTTGACGATGTGAGTCTTTGGGCCGGACAGCAGCCCCATGATCCACGCTTCCTGCATGGCATCACGAGTACGCGCCCAGACACCGCGCTGCACAAACTTGTCAAGCTCTTGATACATTCCCGCGCCAGCCAACTTGGCAACGCGATCGGCCATATCGCGGGTGACGGCACTACCACCAGCGGCCTCAATGGCTTGGCTGATATCTCGGAATCGCTCGGCAGAACTACCAGCCGGGATGCGCCATGACGCCAAGGCTCGAGCGGTCTCGGTTCTGGCGGCAATGACTTCGTTCTGGATGGCGTAATGCGTTGCCAGCATTTTGCGGAACGCAAACAGATTAGCCTCACTCGGGTTTGCCGCAGCCTCTCGGGCAACTTGCGTCAGCTTGTCACCAGAGGTCGCCCACAACTGACGAGCGGCTACAGCCTGCTCTGCGCTCAACGGATCGCCCTTGCGACGCGCCTTGAGAACATCCCACGCATCAACTTGCTGGGCGCTTAACTTGATTTCCTCAAACGTGCGAACGCCACGAGCAGCCGTTTCAACGGCAGGCTTGAAGCGGTCAGCCATATCTTGAATAACGGCCTGCACATCTTCTGGCGTATTGACGCGAGCAAAATTGACGTAGACCTCGCCAGCCTTCGTGCCGCGAGGGACAGCCGCACCCGGCACTCCCTCGTCGACAATCATCATATCTTCTGGCTTGACCTCGCCAGTCTCCTTGGCAGCGCGAGCCATGCGAAGCTGCACGGGCTGACCTTCCGGCTTGGCAACAACTTCCTCTGCCGGCTTCGGTTCTGCTTTGGCTACGCCAACTAGCGGAGCATCAGGCGTATCGCTGCCGAGAATTTGGAATTCGCTTGTTTCGACTTTTGGCTTTTCAGCAACAACGCCAGCGATCTCTTTAGCCTTGGCAACTTCTTCCTGCTGCAATTTAGCAATGCGAGCCTGACGCAAAGTCTTGAGACCAAGCACTAACCCATCAACGGCAACGCCGATGCCAAGCCCTTCAATGGCATTCTTAAGACGACCTTCCGCATTGCTGTCTTTCGGATCGGCAGCAAGAAACTCCGTCACCGGGTTCTGTAATGCAGGGACTTCCTGCACGAGATTCGACAGTCGCTCCTCTTGCGGATCAAACACGGTGAAGTCAACAATCGCGCCAGTACCGGCAGCCTTGGCTATGCGTCCAGTTCGGGTCACAGGCTTGAGAGCCTTGAGCGCCTTGTTCGCACCGACAAAGCCAGCAACGAATTGCGAGACGCTCTTGACAGCCTTTCCGGTCGTAGACTCGGGATCACCAATGTCGCCGGTTAACGGCTTGAGCTGGACTTGCGTGGAAACGTCACGGCCTTGAGCGCGAAGGGTGCGCAATTCTTCATATGAGATCGGCTTAATGCCGCGGCGTGATATCTCAAAACCGCCGGTCTTGACCTGATTCTCAACCCAATCACCAATATCGCCGAACAAATTAATCGTCTCTTGAGCGGCATCCCGAACGCCGGTTACAACCGCTCGAGGAATCTCTGTGACGCCACGCGCCACATCGGCCACAACCGCTCTGGTTGTATCAACCGCCGGAGCAGCAGGCGCAGCAGAAGCAGGAGCAGGAGCCGGGGCAACAGGCTGATCTTCAGCAAACATGGCCTCAAGTTCTGCGGCTGCACTTTGCGAAGATGCGCTATCTCGGTACGCCATAAAGGCATTCGCACCGGCAGCATCATCGTTTCGCAAATCTTCTACATTCATCGGTTGTGCCATTTTTACACCTTATTCCTGCTTCGGCTTTGGCGGCGGCGGCTTGTATACAGCCATCCATTGCTTAATCAAAGCAGACTGACGCTCGTATTCATCCTTATTGATCTGACCGGCATCAAATGCTTTCTTCGTCTTGGCGAATGTCTGCTTGAGATCAAACGTGCTTGGGCCAGTAGAGACCAAGTATGTCGGGCGTCGCAATGTAGCAACACTCTGAACCTGTGCGGCATTGCTGTAATCGCGCACAATTCTCTTGGCTTCAGCATCCGCTTGCGCATCAGTTGCATTCGGATTGTCGCGAACCCAGTTGTTCCAGTCTTGCAACGCATTGGCTGACTTGATGGTAGCCGTGTTGCCGATCTTCTTCTCAAACTCGCTCGGTTTGAGATTGTCGGCAATGAAGCTATATCCGCGCTTTCTCCAGCCAGTTTCGCGAGAAGCATTAACGACAACGCGATAGTCATTATCACTTAACAAGCCTTGCGCAACAGCCTGACGCGCCTCTGGCTCAACATTCTCACCACCGGCAGCGCGCTCGCTCAAATTTGCAAACGTCGTGAAGTCAGTCACGATGTCCTGACGACGAATCGTCTTTAGGAATCGAGTGCGATCAGCCGGATCAAGTCGAGTCTGATTGGCTCGAAACCAAGCATCCAATCCGTCAAGATCGTTGTTGATAATGAACTGATCGCCAGCGGTTCGCAGATTGTCCTGCAAATCTTCCTTGGCGCGACGAGCACGACGCTCCGCTCGCTCCTCCTCAGTATTGATGCGAGTTAGGAACTGCGTTGCCTCTGTCGTCGCACGGTCAAGCAGCTTTGTCTTGGTCGGCTCATCCATGCCCGGGTATCCGTTCTTAATAAGACGGTCACGCGCGGCAATCGGATTGTTCAGAATGTCACGGTTTACGCGACTTGTAATTGCAGAACTGTTGAACTTCTGCATCTTGGTCAACGCTTCTTGCGGCGAGATGATGCCGGCATCCAAAGCAGTCTGGATGGATAACTGTGCTTGCGACGCAATATCGGCATCCTTGGCCGGATCGTCGCCGCCAACCAATCCACTATAAGTGTCTATCGTCTGATCAAGATCTGCTCGAGCGACATTGATCTTTCCGCGCAAAGCAGATTTTCGGATATTGAACTGCTTCTCCATTGCCCGAGGAGCAAACTCAGACTTCCATGCACGAAGCAGGGTGTTATCACCGCCAGCAGCCTCGGATACACCTTTCTCAATATCAGCGAGAACATTGTTGTACTTGCTCTCGTAGTTGTCATAATCGGTGTCGGTCTCAAGGGAAAGCTCAAAGTCCTGCAATGCCTTAAGAGACTGCGCATTTAATTGCGTGAGCTTAAGCGCGCGCTGGCCTTCTTGAATCTTGCCGCCAAGTTGCGCAAGTTTGGATACGCCTTCGGCAATCTGCGCACCCTGATTCGGGATGGCAGCCAATCCGCGTACATCCGGCGTGGATATACGAGGTGTGACTTGTTGACGATAGAATTCGAGCTTTGCCATATATCAACTCACTCGAACGCCAGAGGGACTTGGCGCTCTGAAGTTCATGGTTAGCGCGCGAGATCCACCAGTAGTCGGAGCGCGACCACCGATCTTCGGAAGTTTGAGGCTAGACACATCGCCGCCAGCACCGGCAAACGCCATCAACGCATTCGTTCCGGCAGACAGAATTGCCGGCCCCCACTTTGGACGAGCGGCACGGGTGACAGCAGATTCGTACAGCAATCCCTTGCGCTTGGTCTCGCCTTCGTAGCGAATATTCAACGCATCAAGCTCTGCCATCACGGCGGCTTGGTTTGCGGCATCAACAAACGACGGAGACTCTAGCAATCCAAACTGCGCGCCAGCGGCACGAGTTTCACCAAACTGACGACGAGCAGCCTTGCGCTGGTTCTCCTCAATGAGCCCAGTCTCAAGGCCAACCGCTCTGGCTTGCTCCTCAATGCCTTTAGCCTGTGCAGCACCAACTGCTCGAGCCTGCGCAGTCTCGGCAAGTGTCGCCGCAGCAGAAGCGGCAGCAGCAATGAATGGTAGTGCGGCCATTACTGAATCCTCGAATACATCGCCATATCTTGACCGCTCGTACCAAACGAACGCATCAAGCCTTCAAACTCAAACCGCAGCATCTTTGCCCATCGATGCCCCTGCGGGAAACGAGCATCCACATACGCCTCAATCCGGCGATATGGGCGAGTGTTCAGATAGTCGTCGACGATCCGCGTGAGGCCAACCATGTGCGGCCCTGCGTCTTTTGCAAGCCATGCCCATGCGGCATATCGGTTCGCCCACATCTCTGCCACGCCTGCGCACATGACGGGCTTCTCGCCAGCCAATACGGTATAGGCGGGGCCGGCTGCCACGAGCTGCTCGCAGTAGTCGTCATCGAATACGAGCGGAGCCATGACTTGTTGCGCATCTTGCAGCACCATCGCTCGCAGATATTTAGCGTTGAACGAAACGACTTCCATTAGTCCTCCGTCCTCAACCGCGGGTACATCGCAACCACCGTGAGCGGCAGCGGCTGGTCTGCTAGCACCCAGATCCGGCCATCGGTTTCGTATCCACCCGGATACGGGAATTTGTCGGTATCGCCGGTTAGCACAGGCGGCACTTCATCCATGTAGTCTGACAGCGATCGATACAGGATGTAATCGGTGTTCGTCGCATCCGGCCCGACCTTGCCGCCAAGACTCGCGTAGAGACGCATCACGATTTGGTTGAACCGCTTAATCTTGCCTTGCGCCGTGCCATCCGTGGCACCCGCATCAATCCTTTGAGTGGCAAGAGTGGACGTATACGGCTGCCCGATCTGCGCTCTGGCGGTTTTAACGGGAAGCGTTACAGAGCCACTGGTCACAGTCAGGTTTTCTATTTCTGCGCCGTCAGCTAGAGCGGAGACCGTCGTGCCTTCCAGATGCCACAGCCCGGTGATCACAGTCGAGGTTAGACGCCATCCATTAGCCGGCAACTCGGAAAGACTTGGGAACGGCGAGAGGATCGTGCAGAGCACTTCGCCTTCATTGACGTAAGAGGTGATCTGCGCTCGAGCGGTCAGCCATTGTTGCGCAGTTTCGTCAAAGTAGCGCACTCGGATCTCGCGACCTACGTCACCGGCCTTGAACACATCGTCGTTGATAGCGATGAATTCATCGGCCTCTGTGACCAAGAAATCACCGGCCTCGGTCGTCAATTCAAAGAACGACGTTACGGTAAACGAGACGTTCGTAGCATTGCGCGTTGTAGCATTAGCACCGGGCTGCAAGGTTTCATTCACAGCGCCGTCGAACTCGAGCGACGAGTCGAGGAACACAGCGCCTTCAATGTCATCGTCCTGCTCAAAGCCTTCCGCGAAATACTCAACGAATCGGCGAGTCGATCCATCGACCGACTTGCGAGCAACGATCCAAACGTCATTGACGCTGGCATCCGGGCTCGTGATGACTTGTACCGATTCAGCCACAGCAGACACGCCGCCAAGCGGGTGACGGTGCCAGCCGTAGACGTTCTGCTCTCGGTCATAGGTCATGCCGAGCAACTTGCCGTTAGCAAGCACGATCCAGATGATGTTGTCCGGTTCCTTCTGGTACGCCATCTCGACGATGCCAGACTGCGTGATCTCGGGATACAGCACGTTCATGTCGCGCGGAACCCACGAGTCAGACTGGATGTCGAACCGCAGCTCGATTACCCGGCGACCACCGATGCGAACGAATAGCACCGAATCCTCAACCAGCACCGGCTCCATCTCGCGCGAGCCTTCAGCAGACTGAATCTCGTACTTGACGTTTTCCGGGCCGAGCACTTGGTTCGGCGTGATCTCCTGCACCGCAACCTCGGAGCCTGCCGTACCAACAAGCAGCACATCCGATGCAGTCATCCAGCGGATCTTATCCACCGTGCCGACCGAGAGCGTCAGCGAGATAGCGTTATCGGCCAAAATCTCACCGAGCGTATCGGGAGCCATCGACGAGTAGTCACCGGCCACCGACGCATAGATTTGCTGGTTGCCAGACCACCACAAACGATCGCGCCAGAAAGCCACCTTGTACGGGAACGCAGCACCTGTCGCCTCGCCCCATGCGCCGATCCGATAGCGACAGTCGTCACCGGCAACGATCTCGGCAGGAGCAATGCCCGGGCCGATAATGTCGACGGTCGCATTCTGCGCATCCGTAATCGCCGTCACTTTGACGACAACGTAACCGGGGTGCAGATACTCCCAAGTCACCGCGCCGTCAGATTCCGTGCCTTCTTCGTGTATAG